TCTGTACCACAAAAACCTGGCTGTAATTCTTCTCCAACTATTTCTGTAAAAGGTTCAGCAATAGATAAAGTTAATCCACTTACTGTACAATCTAAATCAAAAGTATACATACAAACTATGTCACGAATAGGGTTAAAAACTACTGTATGACTAATATATAAACCTGCTGTTATTAATGCAGCAACTATTAAATCTCCAATTTTAGTAATACCATCTCCCGGTATTAGTATTGTAATATTTGTTACATCATTAATAAGTAAAGTATATGTATCAGTAAGACCGCTTACATTATCTAAATATAAAGGAGAAGTACTTATTGATGTAAGCATTATAATTGAAGGAACAGGTGTACCAACAATTGTTACAATTGGTGTAGTATCATAACAACTAGCTGCTGCATAGTAATCATTCATCATCTTTAATTTTAGTACTTCAGCTTCTGCACAAAGACTATTAGTAGATAACAATTTAGATACCTTTACAGCATAAGCTGATATACAACAATTTGCATTAGCAAGTACTAAGTTTATATTTTCAGCAGTCATATCTTTATCCTAAAATTACAATTCTAAACATTCCAATTGATCCTCCTGTAGTTATTGTAATATTTCCATCTGTAACTCCACCAGAAGCATCAATTGTACAATTAAAATTATATGTACCTAGTGTAGTTGAGTTTGTTAATAGTTGCCAATAAGTTAATGGACCATTAACAAGAAACCAAGCTTGCACATGTATATCTGCAATACTTGCTACTGCTGGAGCAATAAAACATCCTGCAGGTATACCCTCACAATTTGTTAACTCTGTTTGTGTTATAGTAATTGTTTGTTCAACATCATCTGTAAAATATTGTTTAATTACTTTAAAAGCATTACGACCATTAATACCATTAGTACCATTTGTACCGTTAGTGCCATTTGTACCATTAGTACCAGGAGCACCTATTGGTCCAGTAGGACCTATTGGGATTGTTATCCCATCACAATTTCCACACATATTAAGATATTTTAGTTATTTTTAATAATCCATTAACTCCTGCTGCAGTAGTTGTTATCATAAATCCTGCAACATCACTAGCTGTTAAAACTAAAACTGCACTATGAGTATATGTAAAAAAAGGATTTTCTGCATCTACTGTTATTATCCAATTTTGTTCATGAGTAGTATTTGGATTCATCATTGCAACCATTCCATTTTTTACTAATGTTGTAGTAATTTGTCCAGGCATAGGATCTACTACTCGAATATAATATTCTAATTCAACAAGAAATGTACCTCCAATACCACCAGGTATTGATGTACTTTGAAAAAGTAATCCTGCATCAGCATCACCTTTAGCAAAAGAACCTGATACAGCAAGTATTGCACAAATACCTTCTGGTCCTGGTACACCTTCTGGACCTATTGGTCCTACTTCTCCTTGTATTCCTTGAATACCTTGAGGTCCTTGGGGACCTGTTGGACCTTCTACTCCAATTCTAGTTATTATTTTTTTACAGCAATCACACATAGTATATATAATATAAGGTTTTTATTTATTATTAGCAAGTTTTACACCCACTATTTTTACATAATTTGTTTACAATTTTTAAGATATTAGAAAAATTTAATACATCACCACAAGTTGCAGCTTTCTTTAATGATTCTAAAAAGGTTGATACTTTAACATAATTATTTAATGCTGTATTATCATTACAACAATCACAAGTATCTACTGTAGTTAACATTTTAGTTACACAGCATTCTGCATTACAATAAAATAATTTATTTATTGTTTTAACATATGTTTCAGAAGGTAATAGATTAGTAGTTATAGTATATGTAAAAGTCCATTGACCATCAGGTAACACTGTAGTTGAAGTTATTGTATAACCATCAATAGTAAGATCATCTGTTGGAAAACCGTGACTCATCATATCTAAAATACTTACAGTTCCAGTAGGATCTGTTATAGATAAAGTTGCAGTAGCAACATCTGTTAATTCAATATTTGGAGCACCATAACCTGTTGGGTTATAAGTTACATCATAGTTGCCGGTAGTTTCAGAAAAAACTAAATTTTTACAAGCACCTACTTGGCATATTTCAAAGTTTAAACTTAGCATTTTTAATTAATTTTTAGAGTAAAATAAAGCCCCTGGAAACTTTAAGGAAGAAAAACCAGGGGCTCATTATACTAATTAAGGCTTTAAAGATTGGCACATCAGAATGATGTGTTTTAGCAGTTTAAGGACTAAACTGCAAAAGTCAATGCTGGAGCAGCTGGTGTTGTAGCTAACCAAGTATTTAACTTAGATAACAATGAAGCACCTTCTGTTGAACCAGTTGCAATAGCTGTATAAGCAGCACCTGCGTCAATAGCTGGAGTTGCAATATAAACTGATTTACGAGCTACAGAAATTAAATCTGCACCTGAAGTAAATGAATTGTCAGTAAATTCAAGAATTAAAATGCTATAGAAATATTTAAATAATAATACTGCTGTAGCATTTGTTGCTCCAACAAAAGGAGTAGTTAATACTACACTTGATGCTGCACCTGTACCGATTAAATATTTAACTTCATACATTGTACCATCTAAAGATATAGCTTCACCAACTCTTACCATTGCGTTAGTTGTAGCAAATGTAACAATGTCACTACCAATAGTAACACCAACGTTACCTGTACCACCAACAGTAGTAGATAAATAACCTGTAGATACAGAGTTAAAACTTACAGATTGAGCTGGCCATAATCTACGGTTAGATAAACCTTCATATTGATAATCAAAGTTTTCTTTGTTATAAATATAGTTATAAGTTCCTTCTCCATAAGAGTTAGCTTGAATTTGATCACAAGTTGTAGTTGCACCAAATCCTGTAGCATCTTCTACAGATACAGAGAAATACACACGGTTTTCTTTGTAAGTAGAACTACGAAATTGATTAATATCTAAAGCAGTGATTTCAACACCATAAGCAGTAGCTCCAGTTAATCCTTGGATACCTGTACCATTACCTACGATAATTGCTTTTACTAAAGTTTTAAAACCACCATTGTTAACTACTGCAGCTATTTGAGTAGCGATAGTTAATTGAGTAGCTGCTGCTGAAGATAAAAATGAACCTCTTAATACTTCTGGTCTTTCAGAATATAAAGATTTATCATTTTTAAAACGGATATTAAAAGTGTAGTCAGTTGAGTTAACTACTCCAATAAGTCCTGCTGCAGTTTTACGGTTATAACCAATAGCCCATACTTCACGAGTTGCTGGAGAATAACGTTTACCACGAGCAGAAGTTACATTTCTACCATTAATAGACATTGATTTTTTGAATGAACCATCAGCATAAGTTTCTGATACTGTAATTGATTCACCTGCACCGCCTGCTAAATAAGCTGATGCTAAAATTGTTTGGTCTTGACCAAATAATCCTAATTTACCTGGAGTTAATGTGTTAACAGTTGTTTCCAAAGCTGTTCCATTTCCTACAAAAGTGTTTGTTACTTTATGAATTGACATTTTTTTTAATTTTTAAAATTTATTTATTAGATATTGTATTTATTATTCATTTGTGTTATTAATCAAAGGATTAAAAGTTTGACTACGTTTACTTTCTATTCCTTCTAAAGCTATACTTACTGCTAAGTCAACTAGTTCAGAATGAATGTGTTCAGATAGTTCGCAAGTAACTCCTGTAGCTAAATCAATTGTTACAGGTTGTTTTAAGTATCTCATTTGATAATCTACTATAGTACAACTAGACACTAACTCAACTTTTCCATCATACATCAACCTTAATGCTTTTTCATTATTAGGTTTCTTAAAAGGATCATTTAATACTTTAGAAATCTCAGCGTGACTTGTTGGTATAACTTCAACTCTTTTAGTTATATTTGTACCACAATAGTTACACGTAATACCTGCTCTTTCTTGTATAGTAAACCAATGATCTGTAGGAAGAGTTAAAAACCTTGCTTGTGCATCTATATTATCTACAGCATAAGGTAAAGGTGTTAATATTGCATTTATAGTAATATTCTTTAAATCTTCAGTACGTTTTTCAGTTTCCTCAAAAGATTGTCTTTTGTTATTATTAAAACCATATCTCTGTTTAACTAATCTACCTTGAGCATTATTTAGAATCAAATCTATTTCTTCGGGTAGGAAGTTAGGATAATTTAGAGTATCTAATTTATCACATCTAAATTTAAATTCTAAATGAAGTTCAGCAGCGGTCATTATTCAGATTTTGTTTTTTTAGGTTTAAGTTTTCCTTGTAATGCTAATTTAACAGCTTGATTTTTAATATCAGTTAAGTAACTAACAACCTCATCAGTTGAACTACCTAAAAGATCTTCACCGTTATAAAAGTAAGTACCTTTCTTTTTAATAATATCTTTTTCAATTAAAGCTTCTAATAATGCTTTAGTAGGAGTTTCTTTAGCTTTAGATACTCTGATAAATTCTTTAAAGTCTTTTTTAACTTCTTTAAATAACTCAGTTTTAACCATAGTTTCAGACATCTCATCTACTCCACGTTTACCATACACTCTTAATAGACCTCTTCTTTCTTCGACAGTTGCTTCATGGAATGCTTCCATAGCCGCAAATTCAAATTCCATTTTAGCACTTTCAATTTTACTTGCTGCTTCTGGATCATATATATAAAATCTAGCTGTTGAATTTCCAACGACATCATGTTCAGTGTTAGCTATCCAATCATGTTGTTGCAACATTTTAAATTTTAATTCATCATAAGGTGTTACTATATTAAATATAGTCAACTTATCATTTCTTAATCTTACTTCCATATCTGACCAGTAATCAGCATTCCTTTTATTCAAGGTGCCTTTTGGTAAGTTTAACTCTTTCTCATAATGTTCTTCATCAGCTACTGATAATCCAGTTTTATATAAACCAGTTTGACTTAGTTGAGCTCCCATTATTACAGTTAAAGTTTTATTGTAATAAGATTGACCTGAAAATTTATTTCTTATGATAGGTCTAATTACATAAGATTTTGCACCTGATTCTTCCATTTGTTTTAATAATTTTGCCTTTATTAGTTTATAATTTTATATACACATTTATTTCTATCTGTGTAAAACCCTCTTTTATTATTTAATCCACCAGACAAACTTTTTGGGTCAATGTTATTTTGTTTAGCAGTTTCTGATATAGATTCATATTCTTGAATACTACCATCAATATTTGTTTTAATTACAATTTTAGAAACTTTTTTATTATATAATTTAACTTTAATATTTGCAGATTCAGGTAAAGGTTTTCCTTTTCTAATTTTAGACATTTTTTGTTTAGTTTCTAATGAAACTATTTTACCTTTTGAAGATTTAGACATTTTAAGTTTAGATTCTTCTGTATGTTTAAAACCATTTAATCCAATACTACCACCTTGTGCTATATTATAACCAATTTTTCTATTTGTTGTATTTAATGTATTAATATAATAAACTTCTTTATTTTGTAACTCTTTTATAGTTCGTGCTTCATCTAATTTTTCAATTTTAAAATTTTCCTTACCGTGTTTTAATATTGATCTATGTAAATAAGAAGTACTACCTAATTTTGCTTCATAAACATGATGATTAAATCTTGTGTTTATATTTTGAATAGTTAAACCTATATAAAACTTACAAGTTATTAAGTTTGTTATTTTGTAAATAATCATATTTTAATATTTAGTTGCATACTAATATAACGTATTTTACATTAATATGCAACTAAAATATTTAATATTTATGATATAGAACTAGAATCTAAAATTAACTGAGCAGCATCTGAAGGATCGCGAAGCATGATACCACATTCTGTCATTGCTTCAAATGTGTAACCATCTACTGAACTTGCTGATGAACCATTTTTCTTAGGTCCGTAAGGTCCGTACATTCCTTCAATGTATGTAGTTACCATTTCACGATCTTTAGAGTATACTTTTTGGATATTAGGTTCTCCTTTGTTGTAAGATTTAAAGTTTAAGAAAGTTGCTTTGTAAGACTCAGCTGGTTTACCAGTTTGAGGGTGTAACAAACGATTTCTTACTACGTCATTATAAGGTTTGTATTCTTTTAATGTAATTTTATCACCATTTAAACCAGTGTAAGTCATAAACTGTCCACCTAAAGCTAAATCTTGACCAGATCCAGTAACAAATTTGTCACCTGTGATTTGAGTTAAAGTAGCTGTTTTGTTTTTCATAGCTTGATCAAATAAGTTCATAAACTCACGACCACATAGTGCAACGTATTCACGAGGACCATCTTCAGTACCATTGTATGCTAAATCTGACATGAAATCACGAATTGTTTTTTCAGTTAAACTAGTATATAAACGTTTGTTACCTGGAGCAATTTGTCCTTCTAATCCAGCACCAGAATAAATAGTATTTCCTGAAGCACCTTTTAAGTCAGTTGTTCCGTTAGACTTAATGTTAGATTCACCAAACATTAAACTAATTTCAATTTCATCCATGAATTGCTTCCAAAATTCCCACTCAGCATATTTTACCCAAGTGTTAGTTTTTTCATTAGTTTCAGGATTTAACATAGAGATAACCATAACACGACTGTGAGCAGCACCTGTTACTGAATATTTCTTACGTAATGTAGACATAAAGTTTTCTAACATCATTGGTGTAGCATAGTGAGTTTCACCAGATGTACGAGAATGATCATGCTCTACTAAGTTGTATTCTTTAGATACTTCTTTACCTACTGTTAATAAAACTGCAGGAACAGATTTAGTGATATCAGCTGTTACTAATTGACATACTAAGATGTAATCAGCACCATCATAAATAGGCTCAGAAATTACACGAGCTTTGTATTCAGGACTATCAAATAATAATACGTCACCTTCAGAAAACCATTTTTCATTTACTCCGATTTTGAAAGTTGTAGCATTAATACCAATGTTAGTCGCTGCATCAAATGCTGCACGAGTAATAGAGATTGCTTTACGAGAGTCACCAATGATATTCCAACGATATTGGATACCATCAATTTCTTTAGCTTTACCCATTCCACCTGTTAAGAAAGAAAGAGCATTTTTATAACCATTTTGTTTGTTATAAATACGAGTGATAACTTGGCTAGCTATAGCAGGCTCAGTTAAAAAGAAACTTGACAAGTGAGAGTCTTGTGTAAGACCAGCATGCCAGTTCATGTTTGTTATTTGTAATGGACTAATTTGCATTTTTTGTTTTTTATATTAAATTAATAATTTGTGTTTAAATCATACCTCTTGTTAAAGCTTGCTTGAAGGCACTAAAATCTCCAGTAGCTCTTTGGTCATTGAAGTTATCTGATTGACCAGATTTCATTTTACTTCTACCATCTTTAACATTTGACAATCTACTAGCTAGTTCAGAGTTAACTTTTGTTTTAACTTGTCTTTCTAACTTACTAAGATCCCAATCATTCATTGCTAAATAAGCATACATGTATTGAGCATTAGTATTGGTTTTATTATGTTTTTGTAATCCTGTTTCACCAGTTTTATCAGGCTTCATCATAAAGTCCCAAAGGTTATCTTTCATTTTAGGAGTCAACTTGAATCCTTGTATTTCTTCTTTAGCATACAACTCTGATTTAAAAGAATCAT